GCCCGTACTGCCGAGGCGGCACAGAAGGCAGCCGACGAGAAGATCGCAGCGGCCGAGCGTGCCGCAGCTGCAGCCGTGGAGGCCGACCGCAAGCTGGCCGATGCGTTCATCACGGCCCAAGGTCTTGGCGGTGGCGACGGTGCCACTCCAGCCGACACGCTGCTTGCCATCACGCGGCAGATCGAAGAGACAGAAGCAGCCATCGTCGAGGCCCGTGCCGCTGGTGATGCTGCCGCCGAGCAGGCTGCGACTCGCCGCCTTGCTGTGCTCGACCAGGCCCAAGCGGCAGCGGAGGAGACGGCACAGTTCGGATTCTCCACGCAGGACGCCGAGCGTGCGATTGAGTCTGTGCGTGAGAAGCTCGACGACACGTTTTCGTTCGTCAACTTCGAGCTTGCCCCTGAAGCGTTCACGGCTGCCCAAGAGCAGCTGGCCCAGCTGGAGGCCGACCTTGAGGCCAAGGTCATCGACCCAGAGACCTTTGAGCAGGCTGCCGATGCGATCCGGTCTGGCTTTGAGGACGCACTCAAGACGGCCGAGCGAATCCGAGACCTGAACGAGCAGTACGCCGAGCGGGCCGCTGAGATTGACGCCAGCCGGATCGAAGCCCTTTCGCAAGTCTCTCAGCAGACGGTGCAGGCAACCGACGTGCGGACAAGCGAAGGCGCAAGCGAGTTCCTGCGGCTGGCGACCGGCCGCGAAGATCCGGCGATTAGCGAATACCGCAAGCAGCTGTCCGAGCTTCAGAAGATTGCCAGAGAGATCGGCAAGCTCGGCGGCGTGGTTGACATCGTGGGGGCCGCCTAATGGGAATCATCCAAGCCCGCGAGGTCATTCCTCGTACGTTCTCGCACAAGTTCGGAGAGTCTCCGACTGCCGAGATTAAATACCACGTCACGACAGACGGCCCCGTGAATACGCAGGCCGTGCTTGACTGGATCGGCATCTTCCACGGCACGCCCCACCCAGAATACGGCTATCTTCTGTGCAGCGAGGGTGCGGTCAACGAGCTCGACCGCTTCCACGTCGAGGCGACGTACTCATACTCCGTGCCCGCGATCGGCACGCAGGACAGCGACCCTAACCCGCTGGCCCGTGCTGACATCTGGAGCTTTTCCACGGGCGGTGCAGCCGTTCCGGCGCTGGCCTACTTCCACGGCAGCGGCAACAACGACGTGCGTGTGCTGGTGAACTCGGCCGGCGACTTTTTTGAAGGGGCAATGACAGAGGAGAGCGAGCTGCGTGCCACGATCTCAGGCAACCGGGCTGCGTTCCCGGTGGGCGTGGCCGCTGCGGTCACCAACTGCGTGAACCTTGACGCATTCCTCGGCGCTCAGCAGTACCAGTGGAAGTGCCAGGGAATCTCCGGCCAGCAGCAGGTCGAGGTCGTAAACGGTGTGGAGCTCAAGTATTGGTCGGTTTCCGTGGAGCTGGCGTACCGGCCGAGCGGTTGGCGGCTGATGCTGCCAAACGTTGGCTACAACTACCTCGAGGGCAGCCAGCGAAAGCGGGCCTACGTGGTGGACTCAGAGAGCGGCGAGCGTGTCGCGTCATCCAACCCGGTGGCCCTGAACGAAAACGGGTCGCTGAAAAGCTCGGGCACCGCCCCCGACATTCTGTACCGCCGCGTCCACCGCGAGGTGAACTTCCAGCCGCTGTTCGGCACGCCCCCGTTCTAAAAGCACTTACACGCACCGAGTAGGGTGACGATATGCCAGACTTCATCGCATTGCCGGGTACGCTCAACATCTCCCTCACGGTTGGCGATGAGTTCGGGATGCTCGCCGACCTGGACATCGACACCACGAGTTTCACGTGGACGGCCATCATCTACGAAACGGCCACCACCGTCTCGTTTGTGAACCCGAGCGGAGTCAGCACGCAGGGCACGACTGCTGCCACGTTCACCGTGACTGTCGTCAACGCGGCGGCCGGGCAGGTGAATCTGTCACTGACTGAGCTGCAGACGGTGGCCCTTAATCCTGCCACCAATTATCGGTGGTATCTGCGTGGCGTCTCGCCCGCACTGGTGACGAGAACCTACCTGTCCGGCACACTGAAAGCGTACGCCCCGTGAGCATTAACGTCGTCGTATCAAGCACCGCTGCCGGAGTGAGCGTGTCTGGCGGTACGTCTGTTGCCATCACCGTGAGTGGCGGCAACACAGCGGCCATTTCGGTCGGCGGCGGTATCGGCCCGGCTGGCTTTCTCATTAACCCAGGCACTGCCACCAATGCCTTCGGCACGTTCCAGTTGACGGCCGGCGACGGCATCACGATCTCGACCAGTGCCGCACAGTTCCAGATTGCGTCCTACGGGACGGCAGCGGTGTCGAGCCTAGCCCCGGTGCAGTCGGTCGCCGGGCGCGTGGGTGCCGTGCAGCTGCAGGCCAGCGACGTGACGGCCGGGACGTTTGCTGTGGCACGCATCCCGACGATCTCGTACACGGCCCTGGCCAACGTGCCGACGAGCTTCAGCCCCTCGGCCCACACCCACTCGACGAGCGACGTGGTCTCGTTCACGGCTGCGGCAGCGGCGGCAGCCCCTGTGCAAAGCGTGGCAGGCCGCCAGGGTGCCGTCTCGCTGGCAGCGGCCGACGTGGGCGGGCTGGCGTCCGTGGCCACCAGCGGCTCGTATACGAGCCTGCAGAACGTCCCAGCCACTTTCGCCCCCCAGGCCCACACGCACTCGACGGCGGACATCACTGGATTCACGGGCTCCTTCGCGGCGGGCAACCACACGCACGACGCCGCCGCGATTACCAGCGGCGTGCTCGAGCTCGCCCGCATCCCGACCATCGGCTACACGGCGTTGGCTGGCGTGCCTGCCACGTTTGCACCGCAGGCCCACACTCACAGCACGACCGAGGTAGTTGGCCTCACAGCCTCGTTCTCACAGGTAGCCCACGCACATCAATACGTGCAGGTCTTGAACGGCCTGACGGGCACTGTGTCGATTGCTGCTGGTGCTGGGGTTACGGTCAGCACCGCGAGCAGCTCGATCACGATTGCGGCTGCCGGTGGTGGTGGCATTGCCGCAGACGACGACATCGACGGCGGGTGGTTTTACGGCACCAGCGGCCTGTCACGGTCGATCACGATCACGTCGCCGCCGACGGGCCAGACTGCCAGCAGTGGGGCAGCGACGTTCGCCGTGACTGCGATTGCGGAGCCGAGCGGGACGCTTTCGTACCAGTGGCAGAAGAGCGATTCGGCGGGTTTCGCTGCCACGCAGAGGACGATGCCTGCGAGCGGGCAATGGTACGGCGTCGCATACGGAAACGGCACGTTTGCTGCGGTGTCTTACACCAGCGCAGTCGCAGCAACAAGTGCAGACGGTATCACTTGGACGCAACGGACGCTGCCTACGAACACAAGCTGGTACGCCCTCGCTTTCGGCAACGGCACGTTCGTGGCGGTGTCTTACGGCAACGCAATCGCGGCGACTAGCACTGACGGAATTACATGGACGCAGCGGACGCTGCCTGCGAACGCGGCGTGGACGCACGTTAGCTACGGTGGCGGCATATTTGTCGCGGTGGCTTACGATACGGCAATCGCAGCAACGAGCGCAGACGGGATCACTTGGACGCAACGGACGCTGCCTATGAGTGCAGGCTGGTACGCCCTCGCTTTCGGCAACGGCACGTTCGTGGCGGTGTCTTACGGCAACGCAATCGCAGCGACAAGCACCGATGGAATCACTTGGACGCAGCGGACGCTGCCCGCCAATACGACTTGGTCTAACATCGCATACGGCGGCGGCACGTTTGTCGCGGTGGCTTACAATACGGCAATCGCAGCGACGAGCGCAGACGGGATCACTTGGACGCAACGGACGCTGCCTATGAGTGCAGGCTGGTACGGCATAGCCTACGGCAATGGCGTGTTCGTCGCGGTGGCTAACGGCGGCACAATCGCAGCCACTAGCGCAGACGGCATTACATGGACTCATCGGACGCTGCCTGCCAATGCGAATTGGTACGGCATAGCCTACGGCGACGGCACGTTCGTTGCGACAGTCTACAACTACAGCGCGATCGCGGCGACAATCACGCTCTCGGGTCAGTCTGATTTCGCCAACGTCTCTGGCGCGACCTCATCTACGCTCGCCCTGACCGGATTGACCAACGCCGCCGACCACCTCGACCGCTTCCGCGTTGTCGTGTCGGCGGCGAATGCGTCGAGCGTGACGAGTCAGCCCGCAACACTCACGGTGTCCTGACATGCCAAATAAAGTCAAAGTAAAACGAACATACACGTCTGGCGTCACGCCAACGGCGTCGGAGCTACAGCCGCATGAGTTCGCCGTCAATTGGGCTGACGGCATCGTGTATGTCAAGGCGGCTGACGGCTCGGTTCAGTCGGTGACGCTAGGCGGTGGTGGCGGCGGCTCAAGTGGTGGCGGCTCCGCAAACATCGTTGAGGCATCGACGGCGGCGGGCTTCCCGGCGACGGGGGCCAGCAGCACCCTGTACGTCAGCACCGATGCCAGCCGTGCCTATAGGTGGGATGCGTCTGGAGTCTACGTCGAGATCGGCACAGCTGGTGGCACTGGCACAGACGCGGACCTCCGCGCGTTGTTCACGCCGGCAGCACCGACCAGCGTCACGGCGACAGGTGGCAACGCACAGGCGACCGTTTCGTGGACGGCACCCAGCGTACTCGCACAGACCCCGATCACGGACTACACCGTTCAGTTCAGCAGCAACAGCGGCACGTCTTGGACGGCCTTCACGCGAGCGGCTTCAACGGCAACCAGCGGGGTGGTTGTGACAGGTCTGACCAACGGCACGGCGTATGTGTTCCGCGTGGCGGCGGTGAATGCGTTAGGCACGGGTGCGTACTCGACGGCGAGTAGTGCGGTGACGCCTGCGGCGGCACCGTCAGTGCCGGTGACATACGCCAATAAGTACGGCTCGTTTGCCCACTCGGTGACAGGCACCACCACCGTCACTGCTACGCTTACGGGCACAGGTTTTGCCAGTGCCGACACGCGATTGTGGTTACTAATCGGAGCCACCGGCACACTCAGCTACACAGTCACGGCTAGCTCGCAGGCCGGGGCTGACGGCGGGCGGCTTTACATCACGTCGTCGTCGCCAAGCAACCACGGCTCAAGCTATGAGTCGCCAGACGTGGCTTCACTTTCTGGTCTGACAAACGTCTCAGGCGCGGTCACCGGGACGCAGGCATCCACCGGCACGCTCTCGGTGACTGCTGGTCAGTACCTCGTCCTGCGTTACGCCAAGGACTCTGAGGACAGCGACCTGAACGACCGCATCACCGCCGTACTCAGCATCTCGTAGGAGTCATCATGCCACTCTCTTTCCCATCATCGCCAACCGTCGGGCAGCAGTCGACGCAGAACGGACGCACCTACTCGTGGACGGGCTATGCGTGGGAACTGGTCGCGGCGAGTGGTGGCTCTGGCCTGTCATGGTCAAGCGTACCAGCATCTGCGACGGCGACCGGCACGGCTGGGCAGATTGCGTATGACGGTTCGTATTTCTATGTTGCATCGGCAAGCAACACTTGGGCGCGGGCGGCCCTGAGTTCTTGGGATCCGCTGTTTTCGTCCGTGACCTTGCTGCTGCATTGTGACGGGGCGGATGGCGGCACCACGTTTGCCGACAGCAGCGCGTACGCGCAGGCGGCTACTCGCATTGGCTCTGCGCAGACCAGCACATCGCAGAGTAAGTTTGGTGGCGCAAGTTTGCTGCTGAACGGCACCACCGATTACGTGCGATTTGCTTCCAGCGACAACTTTTATTTCAGCGGAGATTTTACGGTTGAGGCATGGATAAGGTTGTCGGCATATCCATCTGCATACGAAGGTGATCACGGTGCGATTTTTATTTCCCGCGATGACGGAAGCAGCACGCCATCATCACTGGGATGGAACTTTGGTGTCTCAGGGTCTAGTGCTCAGTTGCTCAATCTTGGACTGACAAGCACCTCTGGAGCTAGAACGTTGATATCGGGCACAGCCAATTTCGCGCTGAATACGTGGTATCACGTTGCGGCGGTGCGAAGCGGGAATACCGTGTATCTGTACAAGGATGGCGTGCTCTTGAATAGCGGCGGCACTTCATATACATCCGCGCTTGCAAACAATACCGCAACGCTAAAAGTCGGCGCGCTAGATTATGACGTTACCTACAAATACTGGTTTCCGGGCAACATTGACGAAGTGCGGATTACCAAGGCGGCCCGCTACCCAAGCGGCACGACGTTTACGCCAGCCGCGTCTGCCTTTGTGAACTCATGACCCGTGCCCCCATCCCCCTCGCCGCTCTCCTCACGTTCTCGCTTGCAGGCATGTAACGCATGGCCAAGAAACCCGACGGCAGGCCTGCTGGCGTAGACCGAGTGTCATTCACTCGGCCTGCGGCGGAACGCATTGGCAAGGTCGTACGCCAGGTCGAAGGTGGCAGCCGTGACCTGAGCCCGATTGAGTGGGGGCCTCGAGGTGTTGGCGGGTCGTCGGGCAAGGTTTTTCGGGTGGGGACGTTTACTGGGGCATGGGCCGTTGACACCGCCAACGTGGTCACCTTCCGCAACGTAACCACCACTCCGAATACTGTTCACGCAACCAACCTGCTCATCAGCCTGCCTGCCGGGACGCAGACATCGTCGAGCCGTGTCTGCAACATCGCCAAGGATGGGACAGCGTGGTATCTCGTCAGCTTCCGTGCTGTGTCTGCGACCGCTGTATTTGCACAGCAGACGCAGACCATAACGTACCTGGGCACAGGCAGTACGCAGACGATCACGTACGCCACACCGGGAAGTCCCGTTGCTGTCCTGACTGATGTTGCCGCATCGCTCAACACGACAAGCTGTGCGATCACTATGACGAAAACCACAGCGAGCGTTCAGATCGTAGGCGCAACCCAGACAGCAACAGTCATCTCCACGGCTGCAATGCAGACGGCGGTTGCCATGAGCCAGACATACACGGCCACATACATCAGCTTGGAGTTGTAAGATGGCGTGCCCGTGCTGCAGCCTTACGTGTACTTGTGCAAATTTTGGCCAATCTCCTTGCAGCGGTTTCGGGATTCCGGCTCAGTATAAGGTCACCATATCTGGCCTGCCTTCGCACCTCGCCCTGGCGAATGGCGAATGGACAATGAACCTCAACACATCTTTGTCATTCCTGTCATCCGCCAACCAGCAGGCGGCCCGGCTTTACGAACCAGCAAGCCAGCCGGCTTCGTACACCATACGTCTAGCGCTGAGTTGTGATTCAACTGCCGCTGCGCTTCGGTACTATTACGTGGTCACTGTCTCAAGAGGTACGGGAGGCGCACAGGCATCCCCGCTTGGCGGCGTGTTTGGCGGAAACTACTACTTGGACGGCACTGGTCCTTGCCAAGGGCAAACGCTCGGAACGGCGTTCACTGCAATAGTCGAGTGCATTGCCAACCCACTCCCATGATCACATGCCACCGCTCCAACCTTGAGGCTCGTTGCGTCGAGCGTGGCTACGCGCTTGACGAGGTGCTGCCGTGCGTCATTTCGCAGGAGGGCGACGAGTTCACGATTGACGTGGACCACCCGGCCTTCCCGAGAGTCTCGCGGCTGCCGGAGTCGCCACCTGTCCCACCTGCTCGCGGCCCTGGTGCTGAGTTGTCCAAGCTCCTGAAACGGCTTGGCATTGAGCCAACGCCAACCTGTGCCTGCCGCGCCAAGGCAGCGCAGATGGACGCATGGGGGCCAGACGAGTGCAGCAAGCCAGAACGCATCGCCGAGGTGGTTGCCGTGATGAGGGCAGAGGCCGAGGCTCGCGGCCTGCCGTTCCTCGACTTGGCCGGGCGGGTGCTCGTGCGGCGGGCGATCCAGAACGCACGGCGAAACGCTTGACAGTCCTGCCACGCTGGTGGCATGGGACGCCAGCGAGCCAAGCCACAACCCGAGGCGGTGATCCTGCCGCCTGAGCTCGACGACGATGACGAGCACGGTGGCGGTGGCATCCCAGATGATGACGGGTGGATTCACCTCACAGGGAAGGAGCCCCAGCGTGAAAACGAAGCAAAGCCAAAGCGGCGGCCTGCTCGACGACGTGAGAAAGGCGATGGCAGCCATCCGCCACGGTAGCAAGCGGTGGCACGAGAAGGTTGCCCCTGAGCACCTGGACGAGCTCGCAGCCATCAAAGCGGCCTGGAGGGCCGGAGAACTTGGCACACGCAGAAAGACGCTGGCGAGAAGCATCGCAGCCAACATGCGTGCTCGTGGCATTTCGGACGTTGGCGAACAGGGAGTAATGACATGGCTCGACGAAGTCTGAAGGACCAGGTCGCCGAGGACGTGAGCCACTCGCAGCAGCTGGCCGCCGACGCTGAACTGGCCCGGCTGCGGTCAGAGTTGGCGACCTACCGCAATAGGTACAAGGCGGCCCTGGCTCAGATCGACCGCGAGCGTGAGCGGGGCGACGCCCTGGCGGCACTCTCTGGCATTCAATCCGTCAAGGCACCTTCGACCAAGAGTGTCAAAGCCAAGCGGCACGACGCCACGGCGGTGCTGATGCTCTCGGATGTCCACTGCGAAGAGCGCATCCTGCCCGAGACCGTGAACGGCGAGAACGACTACTCGCTTGACGTATGTCAACTGCGGATGAACGAGCTCGAGGAGCGTTTCCTAGCCTGCCTCCAGCACGAGCGCAACCAAGCCAACGTCCGCCGGGTTCTCGTCTGGCTCGGTGGGGACTTCATTACGGGGCACATCCACCCAGACTGCATGGAGGTGGCCCAGCTCTCGCCGATGAACGCCACCAGGTGGATCGCAGAGCGGCTGCGTGGACTCATCGACTCCATCGCACAGAACGCCGACGAGGTGATCGTCGCCACCAACGCCGGCAACCACGGCCGCAGCACCGAGAAGAACCGCATCGCCACTGAGCTCGACCACTCGTGGGAGCAGATGATGTATTTCACGCTGGCCCGCGAGGAGGCCAATAAGAACGTGTCCTGGCGGATTGCCGAGGGGCACCTCGGGTACGTGGACTTGGACGGTTTCCTCGTACGCACCACCCACGGGCATAGCATCCGATACGGCGGTGGCGTCTACGGTCTGGCCCTGCCGGCCAGCAAGTCGATTGCACGATGGGACGCTGGGAAGCGTGCCGACCTGACGATCTTCGGCCACTACCACTCGTGGGGCTGGCTGCGTGGGGCTCGCTACGTGGCCAACGGCAGCGTGATTGGACACTCACCGTACGCTGAGCGGGTGGCCTCGCCAGAGCGGCCCTGCCAGGGCATGGCCATCATCGACCACGGCCGGCACGAGGTGACGCGGGCGTATCCGCTCTTCTGCGACAGAGACTTGAGAAAGGGAACCAAATGACAACCGCACTTGATGAATCCAACGCCGCCCTGCGTGAAGCTGTGGAAGCCCGCCTGGCTGGCGGCTGCTGCGACGGTGGCAAGTGCCACGCCACGCCGGAAGAGGTCGAGGCCGGGTGGCGTGAGATCACGCAGGCCAGCGCCGCCAAGTACGCCGAGCGGCTCACGGGCGACAGCCTGCTGGCTGACCAGGGCGACATCCGGCCCGGGTCGCGTGAGTTCCTCGAGGTGCTCGACGAGCTCAAGACGCTCCACCTACGCAAGACAATGGATTACGGCGTAGACGAGGACGCCCTGAGCAACATCCGCAGCAGTGCCGACGTTGTGAACATGCCAGCCTGGGCGGGCTGCATCCTGCGGATCTCCGACAAGATGCACAGGCTTAAAGCATTCTTCCGCCGTGGGCGTTGCGAGTTCGACGGTGTCGAGGACACGCTCAAGGACATCTCGTGTTACGCGGCGATCGCCTTGGTGCTCTACCGCGAGGAGCAGGCATCAATCATCGAGTAGGCCCGGCCGCTCGCGGAGCATCTCGCGGATCTGCTCGAGCTGCTGCCTCGTCTCCTCGCTGGGCTCGCCGTGCTTGAGGATCGAGCGGCAGTGCTGGTCCACGGCCCAGAGCACACCCTTGGCCTCGCGGCCCTGTATGGCGGCGTTGAACTCAGTCTGTTCTTCCGGCAGGCGGAAGCGGATGGTGACGTGTGGCATGGCGGCATTGTGGCTATGGCGTCAATCACCCGGCCTCATTCAGCCTTAGAATGCCCCCCCCCCCCCCCTTGCCTACCTTGAAACGCTGCGACGACGAGCTCGCGTGGCGTGGTGGCCGTGCGGCTGAACTGGGCAGGGTCGATGTAGCTACGCTCTGCGATTCTGGAGCCCGGCACGTGGCCCAGGTGGGCCGTTGCCGAGCCCGGCCTCTGGATCTCCACATCGGTGGCCGAAGCCCGCCGCAGCCACTTCCAGGTGCCCGGCCGGATGCCTGCCCGCGTCACCAATCTTTTGAACTGGTCGTCAAAGGTCTCGTGCGACGACAGCCAGGGCGTCACAAGCTGCCGCGGGGCCACCTCGAGCGAGACCCGCAGGGCCTCGGCAGTCGACGTGGACAGTTGGCATAGAACGGGCCGGCCGGTCTTTGACTGAACGAGGCTCACGGCCCCGTCTGGCCGAATGTCGACCACCGGCAGCCGCCACTGATCGCCCTGACGGAGCCCCGTGTCCCAAGCCAGGCGGATGGCAAGGTCAAACCACGCCGACCGGCGCAGCCCGGTCTTATGCCACCGCTGGAGGCCCTGGCAGGCCGTCAGAAGGGCGGACACCTCCTCCCACGTCCAGCACGTCGGAGCCTTGTAGGGCACGCGTACAGACCGTATGCGGCGTGTGGGCGGCTCGCAGAGCCCCTCGTCGGCTGCGGCCCGCCAAAGGGCAAGGATGCCTACCTTTTTGCTGCGGACGGTCTCCGGCACGACACCGGAGGCCGCGTAGTCCCGCAGCCACGCCGAAACGCTGGCCTCGTCGAGCTCGACGAGCTGCACGGGGTGGCCGGCCCACTGCTCGAAAAGCCGAGCCGTAATCTGGTACTGGCGGACAGTCTCCGGCCGCACGTCGCGGAGGAGGTTGTAGTTGGCTGCATACGCCCCAAGCGTCTGCGGCCCGGCCTTGCAATACATGGTGCTCGTCTCGCTGCTCGGCAAGGGCTGCTCCTGCGGCCCCCTCCGACACCCTCCACATCCCCTCGTGGGATGGTTTGGTGGGCTCATCCTCCTGACGAGCGGCAAACTGTCAAACGCCCCGCAAAACCCGAAAGGCCGACATTCGGCACCGTTGGCCCTACGGTTCCAGTAGGTGGTTCCTGCGGTTCCAGTAGCGCATCGGTCTACGGAACCGAAGGTTGCTGGTTCGAGCCCAGCGGGGTGTAGTTCGCTTACCGGAACCGTACGACGGTCTAGGTGGCGAAGGCAAATTGAGTTGATCCGTGAAACGGCTTCCCTACACTCTTGGGCCATGAAGATGCCATTCAAACCAGACCCCAAGAAGACCTACATCTCGACCCGCGAGGCGGCCGACATGTTTGGCTGCACGATGGGCCGGATCCGCCAGCTCGCCCTGGCTGGAGATCTCTGGTGCGGCCATCTCCACGACCGGGCGCTCGTCTACGACCTGGACGAAGTCAAGCGGAAGGCCAAAGAGAAGCAGGCCACCGGCCGCCCGCGGAAGCGCGCAGCCTCCTGACAGAATTGGTCAAGGGACCGACTTGCCCCGCCCGATAGAGTTCTAGCTACAACTCTAGAACAGGGGGCAGGATGAAGATTCAATGGGACGACATCGTGCGGGCGTTGGTGCTAGTGCGGCTCGGCCAAGAGCTCGGCACCGACTCACAGCTCGCCAGGGCCGTATTTCTTGCGGCTGAAGCTGTTCAGTGGGCCGCTCGGTTTTTCCCTGTTGACAAGTTCTAACCACATCCCTAGAACAGCCCGCCAGAGTTTTAACCACATCTCTAACGGAGACAGGCATGGACGCCCATCACGCTGAATACATTGCCGCCGTCTGCGGCCTTCACGAGCAGACCCCCACCCGCCGGGCTCTCGACTGCCACGCCATCGGCGATCACATCTCGTTCCGCCTTAAGGGCTGGAGCGACAGCTCGTACGACGACGGCCGGATCACTGACCACCACAACGGCAAGCTGCTCGTTGAGACGGCCACCGACATCGTCGAGGTCGATCCACGGCCGTGGCCAATCGGGAACTTGCTCCCGTTTTGACAGACCAAACAGGACCGGCCGGCGGCAGGACGCCACGGCCGGAAGGATGGCCGTCGGAGACGGCAGCAGCAGGGACGCTTCATCCGCCCGCCAGCACGACGCGAAACGGGCTTTTCTCACCAGTAGCACAGTAGCAAAGGACGCAACATGGGTTTCAAGAAAGCAACAAAGGCAGCAGCGAAGCTCAGGCTGGGCCTGATCGGCCCGGCCGGCAGCGGCAAGACGATGACGGCGCTGCGGGTCGCCCACGGGCTTGGTGGCCGGATTGCCGTGATTGACACCGAGCGAGGCTCGGCCAGCCTCTACAGCGGCGAGCGGGGCCTCGACTTCGACGTGCTCGAGCTGGAGAGCTACGAGGCCGAGAAGTTCATCCAGGCGATCGCCCAGGCGGAGGCCGCCGGCTACGGCGTGCTGATCATCGACAGCCTGAGCCACGCGTGGGCCGGCAAGGGCGGCATCCTTGAGTTTGTCGACAAGGCCGCGAAGCGATCAGGCGGGGGCTCCTTCTCCGGCTGGCGTGATGCCACACCGCTCCACAACCAACTGGTCGACGCCATCCTCGGCGCCAAGCTGCACATCATTTGCACGCTCCGCTCCAAGGTGGAGCACGTGATCGAGCAGGTGAACGGCCGGACGCAGGTCCGCAAAGTGGGCTTACAGCCGGTCCAGCGTGACGGCCTGGAGTACGAGTTCACGGTGGTCGGCGACGTGACGCAGGACCACGAGCTGATTATCACGAAGACGCGGGCCGCGTGGCTCAAGGACCAGATCATCCGCGAGGCTGGCGAGGATCTCGGCCAGCAGCTCGCTGCATGGCTCTCCGACGGGCTCCCGTCCCCTGTGGTGTCTGGCCAGACGCCTGCAAGAACCGCTGACGCTACCGGCGGTACAGGGGGCGGCCAGCCTGTCGAGGAGCCGCTCGGAATCAAGATTGCCAATCACATCGCACAGGCAACGTCCGTGCGGACGCTGGGAAAGATCGCCGACCGGATAGATGTGCTGGTCTCGGAAGGCCAGTTGACGCCGGAAGCGGCCCTGCAGCTCACGGCTTTCGTGACTATGCGGCACCAGCAGATTGAGCCGGAGGTGGTGGCCGATGCCGTGGCATGACTCGTGGAACGCAATGAGAGCAGGAAAGAAACCCAAACAGGAAAGGGAACCAATGGAGTGGAACATTTCGGTAGAGGAGCCGGAGCAGGCAGCACCGACAGGCGCAGAGCGGATGGATCTGCCCGAGGGCGTCCACGAGCTCCAGATCAAAACGGTGTCCGAGGACACCACTCAGCTCGTGCTCGAGCTCGCCCACGAGGATCGACGCTATTGGTGGGTCAAGGTCTCGCTAAAGAAAGGCCAGACCTGGGCGCGTGTGCTTGTGGCCCAGCTTGCTGGTGCCCTGGCTCTCTCCGAGCAGGAGTGGTCTGACACGCAATCGGACGACCTCACCGGCCGCCGTGTGATGGCCGAGATCCGCCACAGGGTCGGCACCAACGGCCGCACGTTCGTCAACGTGTGGAAGTTCATGCCGATCCCGCAGCTGGCCTCGGAGGCTGCTGAGGTGGCGAAGAAGCCAGCCAGGACGCCGGCCGCCAAGGTCAAGGCGACGGCACCGGCGATTGGCTCCGACGACATCCCGTTCTGAGGAGACGCCAGTGGTGACTCACGAGTGGATTGAGCAGCACAAGGTGAATGTTGTGAACGTCGTTCGATCTCGCCGAGGCTGCGACGAGCTCGCCGACGACTTGGCTGGAGTGCTGAACGTCTGCTACCGCGTGCTGAGCGAGGCCCCACAGCTTCGCCGTCGCATCGCAGAGCTAGAGAACGAGTTGGCAACGCTCAAGCCAGCCTCGACGGTTGAGCGTGAAGAGTACGGCATGCACATCAAGTACACGGGTGATTGACGGTAGGGCACGTTGCCCCTGGTTCGGTGGTTCCAAGGAGGGATCTGTTATGTCCGCAAGATTCATGATTCTGATGACGCTAGCCCTGCTGATGGGCGCTGCACAGGCCCAGGCCGAGCAGGTCTTCACGGTGACGACGACGATCACGGCCCAGCAGCAGGCCGAGGAGAACGCCCGCACCGGACGGCTCGCCCATTGCCGCGTGCTGAACGGCCGACGGGAGGGCGTGGGTTACGGCCAGACGCCGGAGGCGGCAGAGCGTGCGTGCTGCTTCTACGCCGACGCAATGCGTGGCCGATACCGGATCGTGGAAAAGGGCGTGGCCCGTGGGCCTCGCGGCTGGTTTGCGGTGATCCGCTACGAGTGATTCGACAGCGGCCCGCCCTGGTCGTCGTGGCGTCTGCATCCGCCACATGGGTCGCCGAGCGGGAGTGGCGAGTAACCACCGCAGTTCAGGCTGGGAAGCCTTCCCCGGTAACTGAGCCGCCTGCCCCACGACACGGGGCCAATACACGAAAGGGATCACATGCCAGGACGACCGCCAGTGCCAGTAGATCGCGTGAAGCAGCTGCTCGCCGAGGGCGTGAAGCAGTCGGCCGTCGCGGAGCGGCTT